CCGTTCGCAGATGCCGCCGAACATCTCGCAACTGAGGTAACCCTCTGCGCGTAAATTGTCCGGAAGCTCCTGGGCTTCAAACATTTGGTCGTCCGACACGTTGAACTTCCTTTGGTATGCCACATTGAAGAGGTCTACGTTCAGGGAATGCTGTTCAAGACTCGCTAAACACGGTCTAACAGTCCCGTCATTCAGAAGAGTGTAATTCAGGGTGTTCCGGCTGAGTGCATAATAATGCTCTGCCAGGTACTTAACCCAGTCAACTCTATCTAAGTAGAAATCTATCATGGCTTCATCAAGCGAAGGACGTGTCGTGGAGATGGATGAATCCACCCCCTCAACTCCAACATCCGGCGTATGCATAGACTCGGCTTTTAGGCCAAGATCCGATGACTTATAATCGTCGAAGTAGGAATTGAAATGGTTGACAAATTTTGTCTGTGCGGCTCGGTGCTCACGGAATTCCTTTTTAAGGTTCTCCAAGAGAGCTGCTCGAGTGTGCTTAATAGGCTGTTCGCCCACTTTAGCTACTGTTCGAGTTTGCCTGCGGGTCATGTACAAACCTCGTTCCTCTTCCGGCTCGTCCACTGGGGACAAGTACGACACAGTAGAGTAGTCATTAACGCGGATTATAAAATTCATCCTACGAAAGATTGCCTCTGCTGCTGGGATATATTGGTTTATAGCACCTCCTTGAGAAAAGTCTAAATTCGATGTTAGAATGACTATCTCAGGGGTTATGTACACTTTACCTTTCATCTCCACATTTGGGTTTAACGCTGTCTTTTTAATATTATTGACGAAATCGATCACTTTCCTCCAAGGATTCTTAGTGTCGGTCAAGCCATATCGACTAGCACCAATGTCATCGAATAAAACGACTTTGTGGGATGTACGAAACTCGGATTGATACTCATCAGTCTCGTTTAAGGTGACCATGTCAAGCGATTTGAACTCTCCAGTCAGGTCTGTCATCAACTCTTTAGCTATTTGAATTGCTAGAGAAGACTTACCTGTTCCTGGGAACCCGTAAAGCATAACACAGAATGGTTGCCGACGAAGTGTACCGTCTGACACATCAGTCTCCAGTGAATCTATTGCACTACTAACCCTTGCAAGGGCATTCGAGTCACGAGTTGAAAGTACTTGGAGACGAAGAAAGAATCTGTAGATACGCAACCTTTTCAAGATAGCGGATACTGAATATTTCGAGTCAGATGAGGCACCGATCTTAGCGGTCGTCACACGCGCCAAATCTTCTTCGATGCAACCTGAACACATTAGGGCCTCTTTACAAAGTCCATATGCTGTCAAAATGGCGCCAGCAGCGTATCCTAAAACACGCACCTGTCGTCGTAAAATTGCCACAGCTCGTGCGGCCTGTTGTTCACTGAAACGATTGGTAATCCGATTTGTTGAATAACTAGGTCACTTGGATCATAGTGAACAAAGTCAGTGCTATTTTGTTTGGTGGCATATTAATAGCCAACTTCCGCAAGCGTTCCCATGCCTGTAGGTAATGCAGAACCTACAGACACGTCCGTAATCAATACAGAAGTCCCGTCTTTGGTTTCGGTCAAAAGACCTGCAGCATGCTGGTACGCCGCCCATCGGTGCAAAGGCCCAATGGAAGTCCTTAGGGTTTCCCGGTGATTAAGGCTCGCCGGGTGGCCTCATGGAGTTGTTTGTGGTACACCTCCTAAACCCATGCAATCGATTAGAGGCTCGACTGCAGGCCTTTAGAAAAGCACCACCAGCTTACTTCTCCTCCGGATGGTACGCATCAGTAAGTCTGAGGCGCATCTCCTGAGCAGAAACAGGCTGAATGGTGTTCCAGGGAAGAACAAAACGCTCGTCACCGTCTTCAGACGCTGCACGAATGCGCTCAAACTTCCTGACAAACTCCTCGTAGAACTCCTCGCCATGCAAGTACGCCTCGCGTGATTGCGATTCGAAATTGGCTTGGAACTGCTCGGGAAAAGTCAGGGGTGTGTTCTTGGACTTAGTCCACCAGTACATCTTCTTGGTCAACGATTCCACCTCAATAGGCGCGACAATAGAGTCAAGCTGAGGGTGGTATCGGAAAGACCTCTTGAGGAACGAAACCTCATCGATCGTCTGGAAGGGAACAGAGTCCGCGTCCTTGTCAGCCATGGTGTACTTGATACCCCAGCTGGCAAAGACCTCCTGGATACTCGTGTGGTTGAACTTAGGAATCTCCTTACTCACTCCCATAAGGTTATCATCACCATAAACCGCCAAGCGAACATAGTCGCGGAAGTTAGGTGCTTTGATCTCAGGGTAATCCCT